GTCTAAATAGTTCATCATGTAAACAAATCCTACAGCACCTTCTGGTATCAAGTTCTCATTAAAATCTAATAACTTTTTTTTACTTGGTCGATCAGGAGCATCTATTTCTATTTTCCAAGGATACATGTCCTCCTTTATTTTACTCTTTAAACTTTTCATATCAGCTTTTTTAATAGAGGTAATAAAACCTCTCTAGTTTTAGTAAGACCGTGCACCTTAATAGAGTCAGATAAATCCTTCTCCATATCTAGAATTACATAATCAAATCCATACTTTTCTTTATATTTTTTCATAGAATTGATTCCAGGACTATCATTGTCAAATAACACAAATACTTTAGTATAATTATCTACTATACTATCTAGAAGATGTTTTGGAATAAAACTATTCTCACTATCTGGGGCAATACACTCTATATTACGTATACCCATTCTTTTAAATGACATTAGATCTTTCAATGAAGATGTAATCATCAAATACTTTGAGTTACTTTTTAGTTGATCTTTACCCTGTATATAATCTTGAACTTTAATAAACTTTTTATCAGGATTTTTTGGCATGTAAATTTTATACAACTCCCCACTATCTCTAAAGTAACCATAAGTGTATGATTTATTAAATTTTAAAGTCTTTGTAGTACCATCTACTAATTCTTTATCCATTGTAAAATATTCTAATGGAGATACATTATATTCATTTAATATTCTTGTATTAATATTAAAAGATGTCCAGTACTCAGCATCAAAATTATTCCAATGTCTTACTTCATAATCAGATACCTTCCATTTATCGTGTTGTTGAATTACAGTAGTTTGTATATTGTGATTTTTTACATAATCTTGATAAGCATCAATAATCTTACTTATAGCTTGACCTCTAGTATCTAATCCAAACATACATTTTACTAACTCAATACCATCACCCTGAAAACCAGAAGAAAAGTCCTTGAACTTGTATTTACCATCTTTACAATATAAAAACATAGACGGTATTTTATCTTTATTAAATACTGACTTCATTTTTACATCTTGTCCTGAAAGTTTTTCAGATATATTTAAGTAATACTCAAATATCCATTCGTCATTTACATCATTTACACCTGTAATTAAGTTTGTTGTTGAAATCATATTAATAAATTTAAATAAAAAAGGGAGATCTAAAAGACCTCCCCTTTCTATTTTCTAGTTTAGCATACTAGTCTAAGGAAAAGTCTTCATCTTTTACAGCTCCATTCATAGATATTGAATCATCTCCAAATGAATCTACTTGTTTAACTGCTAACTTTTTAAGATGGTTTGGATTATTTTCATCATAGATAAGGGTTTTACCACATTCTATTTCACCAAAAGCATACTTACCACTTTGAGCTTTAGGAAGATGTAAATCAAAATTTACGTAACCTGATTTGCTCATATACTCTTTACCACCTACACAAAATTCTAAAAACTTGTCTTTATAAGACGCGCTTTCATTAAATGCTTTTACAAAATCTTCAATTGTTTCGTGTGAACCATCTTGTTCTAAAAACCAATCATTAATTCCTAATGAATTTGCTAAATTTTGTAAAAAGATCAAAATAGATCTGTCTCGTTGTATTTTTACTCCAGACTTTGTTTGACCATCAGCAAAAGCATATTGACTTGCTTTTAATCTACCAATTTGACCTTCATATCTACCTTCATCTTCATCATCTTTATTTCTAAAAAATCCTTCAAACCCTTCAATTGGCTTACCCTCAACATCTAATATGATATGGTATGCACCATTAATAAATTTAAATTCTTCAAGCTTAATATTATTAATTTTAAGCTCGTGATTACCTGGAGAAATTGTTTTAGGCAATCCAGCTTTGCCTGTTCCTAGATCAGTTGTACTTAATCCCATTTGTTTTCTTTTTTTAATTTAATTATACAAAAATTTTGTCCCAGTTATTTTCAAGGACTTCTTCATTCATTTCAGTCAGAACAATTTCTTGATCTCTTAAGTGTTTAGGTCTAGCTCCACAAGTTACATCATCAGTATTCTTGAATGATAAAATTGCTTTACTTCCTTTTCTATACATATATCCAATAGCATCTGCTTGTGCACAAATTAATGACTTCATTTTACCTGTAAGATCAATATTTGCAGCCATAACCATTTCCCCATCATCATCAACTACCTTGTCTTTAATATGACCTGATAAAATAATTGTGGGAGCTAAAGTATCAATAAAATCTAAAACTTGAAAGAAAGCTTGACGAATATATAAATATCCTGCACCATTTGGCAGTGTAGTTACATTATCACCTTGATAGTTTTTACCCATAGGTGTAGCTTTATAAAGCTTAATTGCTAAAGGCATTATCATAGTTTCTAATGCAGTTACTGTATCTACAGTTACATACTTATAAGGTTTATCTGCTTCTTTAATTGCTTTACCAGTATCTAATAGTGTTTTTAGATCAGGTATATCAATTTTTAATGCATCAACATATCCACTACCATTTTCTAAGTCTAATATTAAATTATTATCTAACATAGAAAACGCAGTTGTTTTACCTGCTTTTGGCTTACTATATATAATCAACCTCTTAGGGTTAACTTGTTCAGCTTTTACTTTTTTTGTTGGAAGTACTATACTCATTTTATTTTCTTTTCTATTTTTTCTAATGCACTTGCTATTCTATCTAAAGTATTTAACCAATCTGGAAAATTCTTCAGATTTTCTTGATCTTTAATTCCCTCTGTTTTCCAAGGAACATAGTTAGGGTCATCTTCAGATTTATTTTCTTCAAAATCAGGAAATATACTTAATGTATTTTGTTCTTTAGCTTCAGGTTCTTCTTGTATTTTTTCCCATTCATTATAAGTAACTTCTTTACCATTAGGTAAAATTGCTGTTAATTCTGATACAGATATAACATAGCTAGTATAAGGGTTACCTTGTGAATTAGTACTTTCTTTTAGCTCATACTCTTCTTTATAAAAAGGATTATGTTTATGCTTAAACAAACATCTTTTTTCATACATAGGTGTAACATCTGTTAATGTTCTATTATCATCATAAACATTATCATAAAATTCTATGTATATATCTTCTGCTTTTTCCAGTTCCCATTCAAAGAATTGAACTTGTCTACCATACTTTCCTTTCTTAAAGAAAGCGGTTTTAATTGTAAAAAATGGGTCAGCAACTTTTGCTTTTCTTAATGTACCCAAATGTTCCGCTAAGAACTCTTTTTCTTTTTCTTTTCTTATGTTCATATTATTTAATTGATATTTTAGTTGCCTGAGCTGGTACATTCATCTCAGAAATTCTTATTGTTTTTCTATCTAATTTGAAAAAACTAATTTTAGTAACACCATTTCTTGATTTTAAAAAATGAAATACTAATGTTTCAGGATCTTCAATTATATACTTATCAGGACCATATAATCTAATTTTTCTATTAGCAGGTTTATCTATCCCTATTACTACATCTGCATGTTGTAATAAAGAATCTGAGCCATAAATATCAGAATCAAGAATATAATTACCATAATTAGCATCTTCAGCCCTTCTAGGATCTTCTATATTTCTATTAAGCTGACTTAATACTACAAATGCAATAGGATACTTTTTCTTTAATCTAGTTAAAGATTCACCTAAATGACCTAGCATAGCAAACTTATCTTTTTCATATTTGTCAACTGCAAATAATGCAGAGTGGTCAACAGATATAAGCATGTTTGGATAAACTCCATCTTTTTTATACCTCTCTTGTTCATATGCAATTGTAGCTTCAAATTCACTTATAGTACATTGATCATATACTACATTTACAATATCTTTTGTTTGTGTAGTATTATAATACTGTACACACTTGTTCCAAATTTCTTTATCAACTAAATCACCTCCTTTACTCATAAGAGTATTATAGTCTGATCCTGTTTTTAAACTAAATTTTCTAATACCATTAGTTTCATCAACCATTTCCATTTGAAATTTTAAAACTCTAAAATCTTCATTAGGATTATGCACCATAATATCACTAATTAATTGTTCCATAAATAGTGTTTTACCAGTACCTGGTCTTGCTCCAACAACAGTAATTGTTTTCCATTCTAATCCATCACAAAAGGCATCATTAAACTTTGGCCATGCTGTAACTAGTGATGGTAATTTACCTTGCCTTCTAGCTTTAATTTTTACTAAAGCTTTGTGCAAAGAATCCCTTTCACTCACTGGTTTTAGTGGTGTTGCATTATTATAATCACTCATATTATGGATTTAACTCTTGTCTTTTTGCAATATTATACATAGCATGTAAGCATGAAATTACTATCTCTATTA